CATTCTGTGAGTTTTGTTTCTGTCTGATCGGTATGGTCAATCACCTCCTTAAACCAACTCGGTTCGCTCATGGTCTCATTAACCGTCACCTCTGTCTCTGTTTGTTTAGGCATAAAGTATGGCATCAAACTGCTAAGAGCTTTAAGGTATTTCTCGTCACTGTTTTCACGCAGCACTTGAAGTGAGTCTTTGATGTTTTCCATCTCACCCTCCATGACTTCAGAGAAAATTGATCGTGCCTCCTCTGTAACCTTGTTACTCTTTCCTTTGGGCCTTCCTTTACCCTGTGTGTTTCCTTTTTTAAACGGCATTGTATGTTATTCTATGTTATTTTAACATGGCTTCGTAATCCTGTATGCTTTGAAATATCCTGTAAGCCACTTGCGGCACTATGGCGTTTCCGTATCCTTTGATTGATTCTCTTCTCCATTTTGGAAAGGTAATACCGTCCAGTTCTTTGGGAAGCCCATCATCTCCTCCACAAATAGGGGGGACAGTTGGGAACCCGTTCCAAGCGCAGTGTTTATAACGCTCGGTAAATCGCTTGTCCCGTCCCAGTTCTCTGTCTTCCATCGGTTTTGATGGTCGCTCTTGACTGGTGTCGGGAGCATTCCGTGAACTTGTGTTGCAAGGTTGGGCATCGTTGTTCCGTTCGGGTATTTCTCCATCCTCGCTTTGAATTTCTCCAAGTCGTGAACGGGTTCCGAAGTTGTCGGAGTGAGCAACAATCCAAACTCTGTCCCTTCGGTGGGGCGCGCCTGTGGCACAAGCAGGAATAATAAACGATTGGACGGAGTACCCGATAGCTTCCAAGTCAGCGCAACACGTTTCGAAAACCAATCCGTCCGACCAATTAACAAGCCCGCGAACGTTCTCGCCCACGACCCAACGGGGCTTACACTCTCCGACAACTCTAAGCATCTCTGGCCACAAGTGGCGTTCATCTTCTGAGCCTTTTCGTTTTCCTGCAACGCTGAACGGTTGGCAGGGAAACCCTCCTGAGAGTATATCAAGTCTTCCAGAGTAAGCTGTCGCGTTAAAGTCTTTGATGTCTTCGAATTGTTCTGCATTGGGGAAATGGTGTTTGAGGACTTTGCGAGGGAACTCTTCCCACTCGCAATTAAAGAGGTTTGTAAATCCCGCCCATTCAGCGGCTAAATCAAAGCCTCCAATCCCTGAGAATAAACTGCCATGATTCATAGTTGCTTAAATGTCTATCTGTTGCTTAAAGTGTTCGATTACTGATTCAGTCTTCTGCTTGTAGAATGATTTAAACTCACCCTTCTTGCCTTGTGACTCCCATAGCTTAAACAATACACCTCGCAGTCTTTGGCTTTGTGTCTTTGGCTTATCGTAGATGTCTAGCTCTAGGTTGTCTAGTTCGTCTACCTCATCCTGATTCATCTCTTCGGCAGCTCGAAAGTACAACACTCCAAACGTATCGACTAGCTCATCTATTGCCATCACTTCCGTGCTGGTCTTCTCTTGTGTTATGAACCTAACGCTTACCGATCGGTCTTTCCTTCTTTGGTATCCGTCAAGCATTGCTTGCGTTAAGATTCGCATGCCGCATCGTATGCGTGTTCCAACTTCTTAAGCCTTTCCTTAAGGCATCCACCACACCGAGTGAACCGTGCTTTAAGTCTATAGATGTCTCGATACAGTGTGTTTGCTGCCTTTTGTGCGTTTGCATCTAGCGTTCCTTTCCCCCATTGGTCTTTGATTTGTTCTTCCCAAACGGTTTTTTGGTCTGCCGTCATTGTTTTGCCATACGGGAATAACTTGTTCCACTTATCCTTACGAGCTGTGCATCCGCAATCGTCTGTTACTGCTTCGACGACCTTCTTAATACCTGTAGCCTCTGTAATTTTTTCTACCGTATCACCCAGCCCCTTGGATTTTTTCCTTGTTTTTTTGGATGTGGTCTTTGGCTTTTTTGAGACTTTCTTGGATTGTTTTTCTTCCGATTCCTGTTGCATTGGTTAGCGTATTTATACTGTGATTGTGAATGTAATAAACTCTAAATATCTCGGCTTCGAACCAGTTTAAATCATCGAGTAATGAGTCGATCACTTGCAACTGTTCCTTGTGGTTCATGTCTGCGTAGCTGTCTGACATGTTACCCACCGCTCCCATTGGATATTCAAACGTCACGTTCTCCGTCCATTTTTTGTACTTGTAGTAAAACCGTGTAGTCTTTGAAAACGAGCATATTTTAAGCCATCGCAGTACGTACCAGAGCAACTCACCTCGCTCACACATATTAATGTATTTGTCGTCCTCTCTCTCTAAGATACTGACTGCCACGTCATTAACCAAATCATTGCCGTACTTTTCGCCCGTGCAAATATTGGCTATTTGTTTTAATTCGTCATAGTGGTCATTAAAAAACTCTTCAATACAGGTCACAAGTCTTTAGTTAGTTGTTTAAAGTGGCTGGTTAACTCTTTTAACTCAACCGTTGTGAACTTCATTGTACTATTGCTTTTCTGTATCAAACGATCACAAGTGCCTTCACCATAAACTGCGTCTAGTTTACGGCCAAACTCAAATTGTCTACCGCCATTACCCATATTGCAATGTGCGCATTGTGGCATGCAATTCAAGGTTTCTAACTTACCGTCAATTTCTTCGAGATGCCACCTTGTGCTGTACTTCGTTCTAGTTTGAAAGTGTCCAGCTTGCATACCGTCCTTCTCCCAAAACTTCTTCTTGCCACAAGTCCAGCATGATACGTAGCCTGTTGTGTCGGCATACCGTCTTCGGACGTATATAGAATACGCTGCGTCTAAATTTGCTACTGCTCTAGTTCGTTCGCTCACGTTATCTAATATAACGAAAGGGGGAACGCTCCGAGTAGTCCCCCCTCTCTAGCTATAACCAGTAAACCGATGACAATATAATCATAATTCTTTATCCCATCCGTTTTTCTTTGCTAATCGCGTGCCGATTCCTTCGGGTCTAAGTTTAACTTTTTTGTCGCTAATAAATTGCTTTAATGTCAGTGGTTCAATTTTATCGGCCATGCGTTCTGATTCCTCTTGCTGACTTTTCTGGTGATTCTGTTCTAACACTTCTGCTCTAACCTCACCTTCGTAGCGTCTTAAAAATTCTAGAATCTCTGCGGACTTTAAACGCTCAAATAGTTTACCAAACTTACCCATGCGTATCATGTCAAAACACACCTTAAGTTCTTCCAACTTGAGTGTTGGATGCTCTTGCAATATTGCGCGGCAAGTAAACTGCAACTCCTCATCTGTGCTTAATGTTTTAGTGCAGTTCATATCCTTGCACAACTGAGCTACCTGTGAGTAAATCCAACCGCGACATAAATCGGGCATGACCTTTACAGCCTTTTGTATGTTGGTGCCTTCATTCCATGCGTCGTTTGGCTTGATCAAATGTAAATCACCCTTGAGTAATAAATTCGTTTGCGGCCTCAACGCTAAAGTTTTCTCCTTTAAATCCATGATTTGATTTTTTCCATTGTTTCGTGTTGCGTATCCAATTACGAGCAGCAGCTTTCCAATCCTTTAAGGGTTTGCCTTTGCCTTGCACCCAACCATTAGCCGTGTAGTAATCGTAAAAGCTCAAGCTCTCTTTGGCTAACTCACTGTTTGCTGTCGAAGGTAGTATCTCTGCAAAGTATTTCTCTACCTCTTCAAACGAATTTGGGTTTTTCCCACTATAACTTGTTTTTTTAGATTGTTTAGATATATTGTTATTATTCTGTAGACATATTGGCGAGGCTGCATCGACATATTGGCGAGGCTGGGTAGACAAATTGTCTATGCTGGCTGGACATATTGTCCTCTTACGTCCATCGGTCTTTATCTTAATTAACTTTGCCTCGTGCAATCGTTTGATGCTTCGGCTAATTGTGCGCTCACTAACACCATAGTCTTCAGAAATCAATGTGTTCGATTTGAAGAACGTGTGATTATCCCAATTAAACGAATCAATATCAGCCCACAATATTTTGTCGATTGGCTCTAATTTCTGGTTTTCAAGAATTACCCTTGGTATCCAGATCCCTTTAAACTGCCTCATAAATTACTTCAATTTGATAGAAAGTAGTTATTGAAAATTCTTCTGCTTCAGTTACATCTGCCGTCCACTGCAACAATCCCTCCTCATCCAAATAGGCATAAATGTAACGTTCCATCAGTATTTGGTTTCTCCTGTTTTAAAATTTAATTCGAACCTACATCTGTCAAGCGTATGCTCTAACTTCTCACGTTTGCTACATGCAGGCATAGATGCAATTAAACTAAAAAGCAGTCTGCGATAACGTCGCAGCTCAATTATACTTCTTTCATGAAACCAATCTGCATCATAATCCATCGGGTACAGTTT